TTTCTTTTGTTGACATATTCGTTATTCTTTACCATTAGTTTCCTCAAACTCTATATATTTGTCTAAATAAAATCTTGCTTTTTTTAGTTCCTGCACGGTTTCATCTTTCTTTCCAACGCGGCACAAATATTTTATTGCATTTCCACGCAAAAAACCTTTATATTGCTCCGTTGGCATCCAAGCCTCAAGAACCTTGATACATTCATAGGTAGTGTCGCCACCATATCTTTCAGGATGTGAAATAACACTTTTATCTTTTTCTTTATCAATTATTTTCTTTCCTTTTGCCATTTTCTTTATCTCTCCTTTCAGCCATTTCAATTTCTTCCACGATAGAATCTATCGCCAGATACAACTCTGCGCACAATTCTCTTGCCCTGTCAGATGTTATTGTGTCGACAGACCTCAACGCCAACAAAGCAGATAGCTTCCCCAGTGCATGTCTCGCTTTCCGGCTAATGTTCATTCTGTCCTTCCGAATTAATTTAGCCATCCACGCCTCCAATGAAAATCAGTTCTTCCGCATAGGGCAAGGTTTTCGCCCAGTTTATGAAAGATTCACTCCATTCAGTCAGCTTGTGATTTCTGCGCTGATGAACCATGTTCAAAACATTCTCATAGTTCATTGTTACGGTTCTTTTCTGCAACCATGATTCAGGCAACAATCTAATTAATTCTTTCCAATAGCGTTTGTCTTTTGTTTCGTTGTATAATTTCCGAAGTGTTTCGAGATTGAAAAGTAAACTTTGCCATATCAATGGCAAATTGACTTTTCTTAGCTCTGTTTCGTAATCATCCATTTCAAAACAATCCATTGTAATCGGAGTGCTCGCTAACTTGTGCATTGTAGATGTGCTGTTTGCAACAGTTCCAACTTTATATGTGTCCATTTCCTTGAAGAAAAAGAGCGGCGCAGTAATATCGACAGCTACAAAAATCTGCCTAAGAAATTTTCTGTGTTCGCTTCCGGCTTTAATTAGCTTTTGAGCAAGTTCCAAATCGTTTTTACCAATCTTAAATTCTTTATTTTTAGCACAAGCACCAAGACAAGCGTCGTATGAACAACCATCTTTTACCCATTTATTATCTTCAGTACAATACCCATAATATCCACTATCAGATTTATTCCAACTATTCATAGGGTTGCGCATGCCCCTGAAAGCCCCGGCAAAGTTAAAGACTTCTGTGTTTTCAAATTTCATATTTCACCACCTCCAATTTTCTTATTCCTTCTTATCTCACCCGATTTTTTGCCGTTCTTGATTTTCTCATACCATTGTTTTTTAGTGGAAATATCAGCATTGTTTTACCTCTCTTAAACCGTCTTTTAATTTAGGCTTATTTTCAATCAGTTTCTTGTAGATTTTAGGTGTCGTTTTTTTAAATGTGCTGGGGCTATATTTTTTTCGATATTCAAAAAAATCTACTAAATCCGCCCATTCTTGCGGAGTAAATGTAATTTGAACATCTTTAAAATCTTCTTCGTATGCAATGCGTGTTCTTCCGCTTTCGTCTGTTATTAGCATTTCTGTACCACCGTTAATCTTTATCTGATTCAAATAACTCTGCATACAGTCCAGTTTATTTAAGTATTTTATCCGTCCTGCGGTCTACGGCTTTCTTAAACTTCGCACATCTTGTTTCCCGTGCAAGTATGTAGTATTCTGTCTTTTGTTCGCTTACCGCTTCACGCATTACAGTTTGTCTCCTATGCCGTTGGCCCGGCGTTCGTTTTTTTCAATGCAATCGTAAATCGCCCTCTCAATGTCGATATCTTCTTTTCCGGCAATGATTAAAACGCAACAAATTATGTCGGCAAGTTCACTGGAAAAATGTTCTCTAGATTTCTGATAGTATTCCTCGAAAATATCAGGCTCTTCTTGTGATTCCCACCTTTCATCAATATCAGTTGCATTAATATCATCTGCAAGATTCTTTACTCCAGAATATTTAGAGTATGCCTCCGCAGATTCAACAACTTCTGTCGCGCAATGCTTTAACATTTTGCGCGTATCTGTTGTTACGTTTGCGCCGTTCTTTTGCCTTTTTTCAGCATTTTCAAGTGCGATTCTTTTTAATTCGTTCAAGTCAATCATTTCTTTTATTCCTCCGTCATAAATTTCCTAGCGTGTTCCATCGGCTCCTTAGCATAATCAGCCATACTTGCAGGAATGATGTTATAAAGCTCTTCAATTATTTTCTTTGCTTTGGTGAGTTGCTCTTTACTTCTTTTCAGTTGGAAGTATCTGTCCATATTGCTTGAAGTCTGAAAATCTGCAATAGATTTCAGTTCTGCGTTTTCCTGTTGCAGTTCTTTAACTTGTTTTTGCAAATCAGCATAATCTTTTGCAATTCCCCTGTTTGTCTGCTTGTATTCATCAATTTTCTTCTGCATGGCTTCATATAAAGTCTGCAACATTAGATTTTGGCTTTTATAATCGCAAAATGCAGAATATGTTTTTATTCTCTGAAATGTAGCCGCATCTATATCATCATACCAAGGCTTCATTTTATCTCCTTTTATATGCGTTTTCAGCTTTAAACAGTCGTTCTTTCAGCTCTGCATTTTCTTTTTCAAGTTCGTTTACTTTTTCACACATCACAGAAAAGGCTTCAAACTTTGCTTCTTCGGTTTGTTTTCTAGTCATTTTCTTTTATCTCCTTTGGAAGTACAATTTCTTTCCAAGCGATAATTTTGCAGATAGTAGACCATTCTTTTGTGTCTAAATAATAACTCTCTATGCCTATGTATTTAGTATGGTCAGATTCATAAATAACAAAATACTCTTTTTCGTCTTTCGGTAATCCGTCTTTCACATAATGCCATTCATTAGCCTTGTTATAGCCGAACTCTGTACCGTCTTTGTATGCTTCTCTAAGTTGTAACTGCATTAGTTTGTCATTACTCCATATATGGCTACGGTCTGTAAATGCTTTTACATATTCTTCTGCTTCTTTCTCAAACATGGTTCTACTCCTTACACTTCTTCAACATTTACGGTTTCGAAATCTACAGGAAGGTTGTCATAGATTGCATTTTCAACCTCACTTATAGATACATCATCTTCTATCTGTCCTTTTATCTGAATTACAATTTCTTTCATTTCATTTACTCCTCCATGTATCGTGGTATCTCACACCATGCGATAGGTTCGGTTTCCATTTGCCACCATTCACATTCATGAAAGTCATACCTATACCACGTCAATTTTTTATCCCACGAATTATGAAACAACCTCACTACGTTACCGTCGTTATCAATACACCTTCTTACAGGCAAGTCATTCGGGTCTTTCCGCAAGTCGTGCCATTTGGTAGCGACATTCATGTCCTTACCTGCTTTAAGTCCTGCAAGATAGGCTTCTTTGACTGATACATAAGCCAGACTTGTTTTCCAAGGTTTTGCATATTCTTCTGCCATTTCTTCATCTGTCATTTTGATACCTCCTCTTCCATAGTTTTCATTCTACTGGCAATCTCTATAATTTCTTTCTCACAAAACCATTTTGATTCCTCGTATTTAGTCATTTGTCTGCCTCCTCCGTCATAAATTTCCTGGCATGTTCCATTGGTTCTTTTGCATATTCAGACATGCTTGCAGGAATGATGTTATACAGTTCTTCAATTATCTCTTTTGCTTTGGTGAGATTATCTTTCATATCTTCAAGTGCAATATCAATATCAATTCTTTCCTTTCGTTCATTTGCAAATAGGTTGTAGTTTTCAAGTGACTGTTCAAGTCTTACATCTGCAAGATGCTGTTTTTGTTTCACTTGCTTTTTCAATTCTGCATTTTCTTTTTCAAGTTCTGTTATCCGCTCCAGAGCATTTATCAAAGTCTCAGTGTTATCCGTCCGAATTTCTTCCACCTTCAATTCCTCCCATTTATTATGATTCACACAATCTAACTCTGTGTATTCGTATGTCTCATGGTGTTCCGCAACATCTTGCTTAACAGTAGAATAAAAAATGTGGCAGTTTTTATTCCCGCAGTTATAGCAAGTCTTTTTTTCTGTCATTTCTTAACTCATTTTTCTTCATTGTCCCGAAGCCTTGAAAAATACTCCAGAGCAAAATCATATTTCTTTTTCATGTCGCTTGAAGGCTGGAAAAAACTATCCAGTGCAAGCGATAAAATCTTTTGCACAATTTCCTTGTCCCCCATAGCTTCGGCTGAATGTCCTCCGGCTTCGGTAAAAACCCTGCCGTTCAGATACACTTTTATCGACACGTCAGTAACAGGTTTCCTTTTGTATTTGTTTATTGCAAACATATCCATCTTCTTTTCTACCCCGCCATATCTCCCATAGCTTTTATCATCCCCTGTGCAAAACAAATCTCGCATAATCCTATCAACGCATACGCGTGTTTTTCGGTCAGCTTCAAGTCGCCTAAGAATTTGTCGAAATAATCGTCAACAATAGGGTTATCTTCTTTTACAAATTCCTCCGCCGCCTGTTCAACATAGGAAGCCAAATCAGCCATTTTCTTTTTCCTTCATCAACAACATGTAATCATAAAGCTCGTTATGAGCTTCGACGGCAAGCATCTTTATGGTCTGCATCTCCTCCGTGGTGCTTGTCCCCGATATTATCCTGATTGCGTTGATGAATTCCAGAATCCTCTCAATTTTGCTCATTTTTTTTCTCCCTTGTGATTGCACCGATTTTCAATTTCAGCTTCGCGATTGCGATACCTGTTTCCATCAACTCTGAGGACGCACACCTAAGCCGGGTGAAATTAAGCACGGCATTTTCCGCATCGCTGATTAGGCACAGATTCGACAGTTCGAAGTTCGTTTTATTTCCGTCAAGGAAAGTTATGACATGACCGGGCGGAACCTTGCCATGATGTTTTTCCCACACCATCTTGTGCTTGAACTCCCACACATCCGGATCAGCGATCTTGACTTTGATGTAGCCCATGGTTGTCATGACCTCCGTACCAACCGATACCTTGTTGTGCGGCACATTCCCCTTCCTGAACCATGCTTTTTCACTTCCGGGCACATACAAACCCTTCTTTCCTTTGTTCGCCGGAACACACCCCTTCTGGAACCGTCCGTCAAGACCGGACACAAGATGATTGCTTTTCCGGAAGCATCTCAACTGTTTTTTTGTAAAAGTTTTACCGAACGTTTCATTAACAAGTGCCGTTATTTCGGTCAGAGTTTTCCCCTTGTTGTTGGTGCAAATAAATTCATGTATCTCCTTCGGGAACAAGTGACCGCAGTTTTTTGGTTTCCCGCATCTTGTTCCGCTTTTAATTTTCCTGTTGCACTTAAAATCATGAATCTGCTTCGGAGTGACAGGAAAATACTTTTTTGAAAATTCCTCGGCGACCTCGGTGCATGTATGGCCGGGAATATAGGCGACAAGAAATTCCACGTGCTCCTCAAAAAACAGTTTCATTTTTCTCCTCCTGCACAAAGGCGCGGGACTTTTCGATGTTCCTTTTCGGTCTTGCTGTCCTTTATCGCTATTAACGCGGGCATGTCCTTGTTGCAAAGCCCGCATGATTCAGCCGTATTGATGGCCGCAACCTGGAGCCTTGCAACGTTTAATATTTGGGAAGAAATTTGCGTGATTGCTTTTGCTTTTTTTAATTCAAGGTCAAGTTCTTTTTCGCTCAGCTCGCCGCTTTCCAGAAGCTCAAGCTGTGAGAAAAGATGGTTGTTCAAGTCCGATAGATTGTTCTGCATTTTCTACTCCTTGCAGGTGTCGTTCCTGCGTATTTTCATTATTGCACAATCTTGTTATATTGTCAATAACTTTTTACTAAATTATTTACACTTCTCTAATCCTGCATTACTGAACAAGCTTAATTTTTCAGCACGTTTTTCTTCGCGTTCTGTCTTTGTAAACATATCCTCTTGAATTAAAGGGAAAAGTTTTTCATAAAAGCCATCAACAAATTCTTTTTTCAACTCAAATCCGTATGCTCTTCTTCCAAGGTTTCCGGCTGCTAAAAGCGTTGTACCACTCCCAGCGCAGCAATCAATTACAACATCATCAACATCAGTATACAAACTAATTAAATACTCCAGAAGCGGAACCGGCTTTTGTGTCGGGTGTACTTTGGGAGTTGACCCATCATCAATCCAAGGTTGACATAAGAATTCCATTTTTCCGTTATTTCTGAACTTCGGCAATTTATCACGATAAAATAAAACCGCAGTTTCAAAATTACCAACCGCCCGCATATTTGCTTTCAAAACCTGTGCAGAATAATTTTTATAAAAAATAAAAACTTGCGAATGTTCAAATCCATATTCTTTTGCATAATATTTTAATTCTTCAATCTGCTCAAAGGCACAAAATAAAATCATACAGCCAGCGGAATTCCTGTCCTTGGGTTCTTTCTTCAGAAGATTAGAACAGAAGTGAAAAAACTCTGGAATTCTAAATCCGGCTTTAGAATCAGTGTCAAAGAATTGTTTCTTTGCATATTTACTTTCGCCATTACTATTATCCCCCCCCTTATACCACATAGGATTAGAACCGTATGCCTTAGTTCCAAGTTGATAAGGAATATCAGTCAAAATTAACTGAGCTTTCGGGATTTCTTTATTTTTCCAGTTTTGAAAACTGTCTCTAAACATTTTAATACGTTCCATTTTCTTATCCTTCTTGTTTATATTCTAAATTGTTCCCTTTCCTTCTGAAAATTCTGGAATAGGATTTTCAGCTGAATACCATAAATGCAGACAGTTCGGATGTATGTTCACATAATTTTCTTCTTCAGGAAATACCATAATTGCCTTTTTATCATTTCCGATAAATTCACGCTTTACAAGCTGTAAATCTGCATAGGTCGGCATTTTTGATTCTCTTGAAAAAGATATATGAAGCCATTCTTTTCCATCCTGCATGATTGCTGCACTTGCCACAACAAAAAGCCCATTGAACCCCCAGCCTTTCCAATAATCATTAGAAAACTTTTTAACTTCCTTAAAAATTGCGTTAGGTTTTGGGAAAAACTTTGTTTCCGAAATTTTCAAATCTTTCATTAAAATATACTCCAGTTCCGTCGAAAACTTCTAATAATATTCTTACACTAGAAGGGAATATCTTCTGGAAAGTCTCCTTCCTTACCGCCATAACAGTTATTTTCTGCAGGTTTGAATGCCGGCGCACCTGAGCTTTGTCCGCTGTCAGATTTTCCGCCTAAAAGCTGTACGTTATCAGCAATAATTGAAACCTTAGAAAACTTCTGACCGTCCTTTTCCCAGCGGTCTTGTTTCAGGTGACCCTCCAGTCCAATCTGTTTTCCTTTTGAGAGGTAAGGCTTTAAATTTTCAGCCGTCTTTCCGAAGATTGCGGAATCGAAATATGAGACCTCCTCCACCCACTGGTCGCCGTTTTTACGGCTACGGTTTACGGCGATGGAAATTTTCGCTACGGCAGTGCCGGACGGGAGGTATGATATTTCAGCGTCCCTAGTCAGTCTTCCCACGATAGTTACATGATTGATGTCGTTTGCCATTGTTTTTCTCCTTGATTTTTATTTTCTACGCCTGAAATCAGGCGCGTCATACATTTTTATAATTTTTGAATCCTGCCCAAGTCTTGAGATAATATCATTTCCAAGAAAGTTTTCAAAACACTCCTCACATCCTTTTTTTCCATGCGGACAATCACTGCTAAGATGTGTATTTGACGCAAGAACAAACGGCAAATGCCGCTGGTGTCTTTTATCAAGAATATAACTGAGCCAGTTTAATTCTGCGCTGCTTCCTTTACTTCTGCCCATTTCGTCAATAAACAACATCGGTATAGACGCAAGTTCTTTTACAATTTCAAGTTCTGATTTTTTTGCAAGCGGTGAATAAGCCTGCCGGATCATCGTTGAAATTTCATACATGGAATAAACTTTTCCATCAAGAGCTTTTACAGCGCAGGTTCCAAGATGTGTCTTTCCGCCTCCGTTTGAACCTAAAAGAATAACCTTTCCGTGTTTCTGTTCAATCAGTTCCTTTATTGCCTTTTTAGCTGCTGCCTGAGACTGAACTTGTGGCACATAAGAATCCAAAGTTGAAAAATAAAATTCTTCTTCAATGTTCATTTCCTGCATTTTTTCTATGAACACTCTTTTATTTTTTTCTTTTCGCTCCTGCTCTTCTTTTTCGTTAAGTTCTATTTCATATTCTGCCTGACATAATGGACAAAACGCTTCTGAAGTCTTTCCGGCTATTATAGCAATGTTACATTCGACAGGACCGTGTTTATCACAGACAAGAGTTTTCTTGATTGTGCCGAAAAGTAATCCTGTATTTGTATTTTTTATATTTTCCATATTTTCCATATTTACTCTCCTAGCCTAAGTTTTCCTTCCATGTAGCTTTTTTCAGCTTTCTTTGGTTCATCTTTTGAAACAGGTTCAAGATAGCGCGTAATTCCGCCTTTTAAAACAAACCGGTCAGGAGTTGCAGGAATCCATCTTCTTTGAATCGCCCCGGAATTTATCCCGTCAGCAAAATTTGCAAAGGCTTTTTCAATCTGTTCTTTTGTCGGTTTTGATTCTTCCCAATATCGTTTCCAGTCTTTCGGGTTTTCAATCGGAGCTGTTACCTGGAATATACAGATTCCGTCTTTGTCTTTAGTCGTATGCCACAAGTTCAAAAAAAGTTTCTGTTCTTCCGACATTTTTGGATCATCTGTTTTTTCTAAAATTGTTTTTTCAGAAAAACCTAAGAATTCTTCGAGCGGATAGCGGTAACCAACCTGAGCAAGAAATTCAATTAATTCATGGTCAAGGTCTTTTAGAATTCGAGAAATTCCTTTTTGAATGTTTGCGTTTGTGCATTTCTGATGATGTGGCCATGCCGGAAGAACTATGTATTCGCCATGTCGGTAGGCTTTACCATCATCCTCAAATTTCTGCATGATTTTCTCAACCTGCTTTTCTTCCAGGCCTGTATCAAAAATTATTCGTTTTTTTGGAAGTTTGTAAACTCCGGCAATATTGGTAAGTGAGTTGGTTAGAAGGTATAAGTACAAGCCTTTTTCTGCAAAGTCAAGGCTCATAACCCATTCATCATCCCAGAATGATGTTGAAATATAACGTTTCATTTTTCTGCTCCGTGATATACCCGCCATGCCGTGTGGCGGGATTTATTTTTTATTCTACGATATCATCATCGAAAACGCCGAATTTTTCAATATCTTCGGCAAGGTTTTCTTTGGATTTTTTTTCTTCCGGCAACCCGACACCTATGGTTTCCCTCACGGCTTCGTCCCGAAGTTCATCAAGGTCAATGCCAATGTGACGGAAAACCTTCGGCCAGTCCGATTTTTCAAGTCCGACGATACTGGGCTTAACGCCGTAATCTCCAAGGGCCTTATTGAGCAGCGCGCGGACAAGGATGTTTCTGTCAATTTCCAGAAGTTTCTCGTAAAGGGAATTTGAACAGGGAGTTTCATCCTTTAATCCTGCATCCGGGAAAAGTTCCTCAAACTCTTCCTTCCTGCCTTTCAGCAGGAAAAACAACGCTATTATTTCTTTTTCAAGCCCCCTCCCCGATTCCATGACGGCGGACTTCATTTTTTCAAGAAACTTATAGTTTATGTCGCGCCTTGTTTCCCACCAGTCGGAAGGGGATTCAAGAACGGGATTCCTGTCGGATTCCGGGATGTTACGGCACACATCATTAATTTCTTCCCTCTGTGACTTCTCCCATTCGGACGGCTCATCATCACCATCAGACTTTTCGGAAAGTTCTTCAATGTCCGTCTCCTTTGCAATCTCGCGGACCTCAAATTTCTCTCCCGTCCAGAACCCCACGGTCTCAGCCTTGCCAAGCAATTCAAGGCGCTCTTTCAGTTCCGCTTCATCTCCGTCCGTGTAGTCCGTAATGTCTTCCACGTCTCCGGGGATTTCTTCGAGCTTAAAGCTGAGGTTCAGATTTTCAGGAACATCTTCATCCGTTAATATACGTGAAACTTTTGTGCCGCATCCTTTTTTGAAATTCTCAAACTCCGTTTCTATTTTTATTTTAAGGTTCAGCAAAAAACATTTATGGTCAAAACACCTGTCCCCCGAATCTGAAAGTTCCGGGAAAAGTTCTCTGTCGGAATGCCGGGTTCTTTTGTCGCAGGTCAGGCACTTTTCGCATATACCCAGCTTCTCGATGCGGTCATTCGTGACCTCTGATATTATGCCCTTGACTTCCCATTCGGAAATCGTACCCCATGATTTTTCCTTTGCCTTTTCAGCGCATTTTTTTTGAGCGTCTTCTGGGAGGTCGGCGGCCATTGCAGCAATATAAAGAGGAAGTTTTCCATCTTTATATAAGACCCTCATTTCTGGAATCAACGAGGCAAGCCTTGCCCTCTGGTAGACGGTCTTTTTATTCCGGCAGAACAAGGCCGCAAGCTCTTCAACCGGGGTTCCTTTTTTCAGCTCGTTGGCATACAGGATTCCTTCGTCAATGGCGTTCATTTCCTCCCGTGCAGCGTTTTCTGAAAGGGCAATCATTTCTTCGTTCGCCGAATCGATTTCCCCGGACTCATAAACATCGGCCCTGATTTCTTCCCATCCCAATAATTCAGCGGCGGCTATCCTTCTTCGTCCGGCAATGACGCGGTAAATGTAGTCACTCCCCGTGTCCGCCTTTACGACTGTAACCGCGTTAATCTGCCCATATCTGCCAAGGTTCCGGGCAAGCGATTCAATGTCGCCCTTTCCTCCCTCAACTCTGTCGTCGTTGATTTCAATTTTGGAAATCTTGATTTTTCTTGTTTCCATTGTTTTTACTCCTTGCTCCAGATTGTCTGCATATCTGTAACTTTTGCAAAAAATTCTTCTTTCGGCATAGCGTATGTCGTAAATTCCGGAATTGAAGTACACTTGAATGTATCATCTTCAAGGACACCAACAACCTTTTCCTCAAAAGGAATTTCTTTCCCGTTTTCATCTGTGTAAGAATCGTGTAAGATTCCTGCTATAACTTCCAATTTCTACTCCCTGAGCTTTATAAGCTCTCCATTGCTATTTTCTGTTCAATCATCGCCCGGACTTCATTTGAGTGTGTTATGATTATCGTGTGCCGAAGTTTTCCGGCCTCATGGCTCGCCTCAAGCATACGGCAGTAAGCTGTCTTTGCCGATGCGTCAAGCGCACCGTCCGTTTCGTCCTGAAAGCAGGTAAGGAAAGCGAATCCCGTGTTCCTTCGTCTGATTACGGCAAAAGCGTCATATATCGCACGCTTAATCCAGACGGATTCACCGCCGCTCTTGTTTTCCAGAGCCGTCACGTCTCCATCATCATTTACCATGATTTTGAAGTCCTCAATCTGTTTTGTTTTCTTTCCGCTTCCTCCGATTCTTGTGGTCTCGATGCTGATTGAGAATCGGTCTCCATAACCTGACTTCAATATTCTGTTGGCAGTTTCCGAAATTCCAGGAGCAAGAGCGTCAAGTTCAAGAGCCTGAATTCCGTCCTTGCCGAATGCCTTTGAGACAAGCTCCCATTCAACGCTTTCAGACTTTGCCTTTTCAGCTTCTTTCCGAACCTTTTCAAGTTCTTTTTCGCTCTCGGCAACTTCAGCCAGGGATTTTTTCCTGGCTTCGATAGTCGCGTTAATTCCGGCAAGTTCTGCCTTTACGGACGTGAATTTTTCCGTAAGAGAATCAATCTTTTTCTGTGCTTCGTTCAGTGCATTCTCCGCGCCGTCATCACGCTTTGATTCTACTTCCCGGAGCGTTTTTTCAGCGTTTTCAAGAAGTTTCTTTTTGTCCGCAATCTGGGACGTCAAACCTTCGATTCTTACAGCCGCGGTCTTTGCAGTTTCAAGTTCGGATTTTGCCTTTTCAATGTTGATTGCGTTCAGTTTTGCCGTTGCTTCATTTTCCGCACTTGCGTCAAACTCTTCCCTCTTAGGCTTTACAGGCTCGGAGAACGCAAATTCTGAAAGTTCCTGCTTTAGTTCGGAGATTTTCTTTTCGATTTCGGAAACCCTGCTTCTATTTCCCGTAATCCCGGCTTCAAGAACCTTCACGGCTTTTTCGGCTTCCGCCTTTTTTGCGTTCAGTTCCAAAATTTTTTCTTCAGGAAGTTTCTGTCCGCAGGTCGGGCAGGTGTCGCTTATTTCCGCGATGTCGCGCTCCTTGAACCTGATTTCGTTTTCAGCGGTCAAAATGTTTGTTTCAACGGCGTGCTTTTCATTTGTGAAGTCGTCAACGGCATACTTGATTTCAGCAGTTTTTGCATCAAATTCGGACTTTTCCTGCAAATATTCGCTCATTTTTGCGGAATTTGCTTCATTTATTGCGGCTCTTTTTTTCTGCTCCTCCGCAATAACTTTCTGCAAATCTTCATATTCAGCGATTACCTTTTCGTTTTCAGCGCGTTTTTCTGCAGCTTCCTGATTGCGTGATATTTCGCTTTCAATGTTTGAGATTTCACTTTCAAGCGTTGAAACATCGTCTTTAAGTCCGTTTTCTTTGTTCAGGCGGTCTTTTTCCGCGTTGAATCTTTCCTGTGCTCCGTTAAGTTCTTCCCTTGCCTTTTTCCCGCTTGCCGTGATTCCGTCAAGTACCGACTGCTTTTCCTTTGCGGTCTTTTCAGATTCTGCAAGTGAGGTTTCAATCTCATTTTTACGGCTCAAAGAACTTTCAAGCATCTGGATTCTGATTTCCGAATCGTGGACTTTTTCTGCGTTCGCCTTTACGCGGTCATTTGCCGCCTCGGAAAACTTTTGCAGATAGTCGATTCCGGCAAGCTCTACGAAGAGCGTTTTCTTTTCGCCAGCCGTTGCGTCTGTCAGGTCAGGAAGATTCTTTGTCGGTCTTTGGGTGATAAAAGCCGTCCGCAGATACAGTTCAAGAGGGCCGAAAGTCGCCTCAACAAATTCTTCATAAGGCTTCAAATTCTTATCCAGCCCCGGAACTGCGGACCAGGATTTCCCGCCGTCATAGGAATCATACGCAAAGTAATTGCATGAGCCGGACTTCGTTTCTCCGTCAACCTGTATGACGCATTTGACCATGCGCCCCGTGTCGCGGTCACGGTAGACGACCTCGCGGAAACTGTCCCGAAGCCGGAACTGTTCCTGCAATTTGTCCTTGCGTGTAAGCATCTTCGGATATGGATGGCAGTTCTCTATCAGCGTCGTTTTTCCTTTTCCGTTGTCGCCGGTAAGGGCTATAAGCCCGGAATCAAAGGAATCAAAATTGATTGAAACTTCATCCTTTTTCAAGCCCTTGTAAATTCCGATGGCCCCGCGGAGATTCAGCGACACCAGTTCCCAGGAACCTTTTGCCTTTGCACTTTCCGTTGAGATTTCGCTGTCGAGTTCCTTAATCTTCTGCAGAATGGAGTCCTTGACCTCTATCCCGGAATTTTCAGCCCAGACCTTGAATTTTTCGGAGACCCCGGCGGCTTCCGTTATTTCGGCAGCGCGGACCGTCTCCGTAGGAATCTCGCTGATTGTGACACGGCTTCCCTCTTCGGCTCCATGAGACCTGATTTCCGAAAGAATCTTATCTTCGTCAAGCAACACACGTTCTTCTTTTGTGCAGGTAATTTCGAGCCAGACACGTTTCCCTGTGTAGTCGCCGTCAATCTTTACGTCCGAGCCACCTTCAATCTTCATGTTCTGAGGGTGGGAGAAATCAATTCGCTTTACATCCGTTTTCCTGTCCGCAATCTCCACAATGTTGAATCCGGCCTTGTGGGTCTCCCCGAAATCCTTCGGGTAGATGCTTCCGGCATAATAAGCCGGGAGCGTTCCCACCTGCTGGGGCTTGTGGATATGACCAAGCGCATAGTAATCAGCCCCAATTGACGCAAGATCATCGATGCTGATTGCAATTCCAGTTCCGCGCTCAATCGTCCTGTCGTTCTGCAATGAGCTTCCTGCAACGTCGCCATGATAGAGCATGACACAGGGGATGTCCGGGAATTCGCGCCTTTTGGCGGCAAGAAGGAAACAGAGCTTCTGCATTGCATCTCTTATTGCGTTTTCTGTTTCTTCCTTGCCTGTTGTTGCATTTGCAAGAAGATACTTTTTTCGCGGCTCCGGGATTCCGAATATCAGAGCTTCCGGGGCGGTTGATGTTTCAACGATTTTTCCGTTTTCCAGAAAATAAGGTTTTGCGGCTTCCAGAATCGTGATTGCGTTCTTTGCCCTAATTTTTCTGAAAACTTCAAGGCTTCCGTCCGTGTCATGGCTCGGCGTTCCGTATATCATCACAACCGGGGCGAATGTCGCAAGGTTCTGGATTCTTGCGACAAAATCATTGAATCCGCTCGCCTCCGTGTTGAGCATGGACGCGTCCCACGTATCCCCGGCGACCGCTATAAGGTCCACCGGGGTTGTCGTAAGGCTCAGGCAGATCTCATCAAGGGATTCCAGAGCTTCCTTCTGGTGCTCCTTGCAGCAGTGCAAGTCCGCTATGTGCGCTATCCTCATACCTCAATCCTCCTTGCTCTCAAAAAATCTTTGACCCTTTTAATCATCTCCTGCCGGGAGATTTCGGACGCGTTGAAGTTGTTCGTGTCCAGTTCCTCCATCGCAAGCCTGTAGGGATTCTGTCCAGTCTTGAGTGTCGTGTCCAAGATGTCCTTATAGGTCGTTGTCAGCTGTTCGAGCGTCAGCGTCAATTCCTCAAACTCATTTTCCCCGGACGGCTGCGCGGCCTGTTCCGCAAGAGATTCCGCATTTTCTGGCATGGAGGAATCCTCACAGACGGCTTCCTCGTATTCAGCAGGAGATGGCGGAAGGGCCGTTCTTTGTTCCGTTTCGACGGCGGGCGCAATCTCATTTTCTTCGGGACTGATTTTCCGTCCCCCGAAAAGACTTGCCACATCAACTCCAAGAGCCTGAGCCGATGCCATGGCTCTCCCTTCCCTTGTCTGCAAGATATAATCTGTGTTCTGGGCGAACCGTCCGAACACAAGGGGCTTTTTTGCGTCGTCGGCTGAAAAGGCTGTCGGCATATTTGTCAGCTCACGGATAACTCTAAGACGCGCTCCTGTCTCTGCTCTCTGTCTTGCAACCTTGGTATATTCCAAAATTGTCTGAGCTAAAGTTTTGCCCCATTTGTTTTTAGTCTGCTTTGTCTGGGCGTTAAGCTCCGTCACATTGTAATCGAGCATTGCCCGCATTACAGGATCAAACTCATACGCCTGAACTGATGAAGTTCTCCAGCTTCCGTCACTCATTCGTTTCTTTGCCTGCTGTTCTGAAACATAAACCATTCGTTTTCCGGCTATATCATCGTCGTATGTTTCTGTCCAGGTCTTGCAGCCTTCGTGAATAAAGATAAGCCCTGTAGCTTCTCCGATTCGGTCAACGATTTCACGCTTAGGCATATATTTTCCGCTGATGTTATAAACGTCTGCGTTCTGGTCGTTCTTGTCGGCTGGAAGCCTGAGCTGAATTACAGTAATCTCCGGCTTATATAATGGAGTTACAGCCATACAATCTTCTTTTGTTACAAAGGCAAGTGCGCCTGCCTTTACAGCGTCTTTCAAGACTGTTAAAGCCTTAGTTACATTTCCGTTTTCTTCGCTCATGCGTGTACCTCCTGCAATCCCTTTTCCTTGATGACTTCTCTTGCTGCGTCGATTGCGTCTGCAAGAGCCTTTTTCGTTTCTTCCACAGTCTCAAATTCAGCTGTGATGTCCCACTGTACAAGACCCTTTGCGGTTTCAGACAAATTTATCCTAACCCTTTTGTTTGTCGTTTCCGGCATATTCTACTCCTTGCCCCCGAAGGGGCATAAATAAATTACTGATGATTGTATTCGTATTTGATTTTATTTTTCAAGTCGGCTACAGAGCCATAAAATACACCGCTAACTGAATGTGTAGCGCTTCCATAAGCCCATCTGCCAGTCAGATAATCCCATGTAATTAAGATTTCCATATCAATATATTTGTAATGATTGATTGTGTGGAATTTTGAAAAGTCGCCTTTTCTCATTTTGTTCAAAGATGGATAATAATTCATATATCTACTCCTTGCAAGCTGTCGTTCTTGCTTATGATTCTATATTAGCACATAACACCTAATATGTCAATAACTTTTTTCAAAAAGTTTGATTTTTTTAGCTGTTTTCAGCCCCCGTTTCCGGGGGCTGTTGATTTTACGCCACCTCCGCAAAGTTTGTGGCGAACATTCTTGCGACCGTCCACTTCATTCTGTCAGCGAAACAGAACGGAACTTTTACAGTTCCGAAATTCTCACCGTTTTCAAAAACCGCAATACCGTACATATCATCCTGACGGCACAGCACGATTCTTTTCATTTCATTTTCAAAAAGCACACAGGAGCAGTCAATTTCTTTTATTATTTTTTCTGCCTTTTCAAGATTTTCTGATGTAGCTTTAGAGATTGTGTCATAGTCGTATGTTACAGAGATATAAGTATTTCCGCCTGAAAGGATTTCTCCGGAATACTGGTCATAGTCGATAGATTCAAATTTCATGCAGGCTTTTTCGATTGCCTTTATATCACAGGAAAGGTCTTTTACTTCGATGCTTGTTTCGTCTGAATATCCGCATTTACGGCTTCTAACGGAAACCTGCCTTGAATTGTAGCCAAGTTTTTTGATTTCAGCCCTTATGGCTGCGCTTCTTTCTTTGTTTGTCATGTTCTACTCCTTAGAGGTGTCGTTCCTCTTGATGTCTTAAATATAGCATGATTTTTGTTTTATGTCAATAAGTTTTTTCAATTATTTTTTGATTTTTTCAGTTTCTATAAATCGCGGTTTTAAAATCTTCGCCTTAGATAAACAAACTTTCAATTCTATTCCATAACTCTTTTTGATGTGCTGGAATAAAAAGTTTTTCCTTTACCTTTAAATTCGCACCCGAATTCATCATTACAGGCTTTTCAATTTCGTCTATAACTATAAAATCTTTGGGCATATAATATTCTGAAATTATCAGGATTTCTTTCTGCTTTCTGCACGCAGTAGCACTTCATCTCACCCACCTCCCAAGGAATCCATCTAGCTTATCCGACAGCAATTTCCGCTCTTCGTCAGTAAGCACAACGGTAAGAGTCGTATCGTTTCCGGCAAGCTCCAGTTCTACCGTGCATGTCGGAACCGTCTCCTGAATCCACTCCGCCATCTTGTATGCCACGAACTCCCTCCAGTATGAGACCTTCACCCCGTCGGGAGGAAGCTCTATGGTCTCATGTCGGTCGAGCTTCCTTGCCTCGGACGACCGGCTCCGTTCGCTCTTGAACGCTTTCAGTCCCGCTTCCATGAACTCCTCAATCAGCCTTTCCGTTTCTACGTTTTCCATTCAGCTATTTACCCCCATATTCTTTTTTCAGCCATATCCAGATTTTTTCCAGTTCCTTCCCGGTCATTTCCGAAACAGGCTTCGGAACTATGAGCCGCAATCTTCTGTACAGCATCCGGCTGTATGTCTGCTTGCTTCCCGGCCTTACGGTTGCAAGATAGCTTTCAATTATAACGTTGATGTTTTTCCGCAGAATCTTTTCCATTTCGGACGGCGTACAAGGCGGCAAGTCCGGCTTGATTTCAATTCTGTTACCTTCCGCTCCCTCCGCCGTTGAAGACAATGGGATTATCCATGGCCTGGTCTGTCCGTTTCCGCTTCCTGAACTTTTTTCTGCTGATTCAAACAAATCACCCTGACCGTCAGAAAGCGGAACAAGCTCTTCATTTTTTATCATCTTCACGGCTTTCTTGAAAGCCCAGTCCGCAGGGGCAAAAACAACCGCCCGTTTTTTTTCGGGAGCGTTCCTGTTGGCTCTCGCGAAACACTGCTCAAGCCAAGGAACTGAACGGATATGAGACAGGCAGCAAATCACGGAAACTTCGGGGACATTCAATCCTTCATAAGCCATTGCTACGGTCACAAGAATCCTGTACTTTCCTTTTTTGAAGTCGTCAAGATTTTTTCTTGCTAACGGAGTATCTTCGCTTGTGGCAATCCTTGTCTCATGCCCGAAGTCTGCAAGATGCGCATGATATGCTTTAGCAATTTCAATGTTTGGAGCGACGACAAGCATTTTTGCATCAGAATATTCTTTTCTCATGCCCCGGAATTCTTCAAGTGCCGAATCAAGAAGATAATCCGCGAATTCCGTCCTTAACGCCGTGAACAGGGCTTTTGCGCTTTCTTCTCCAGAAAGTTTCGATGTTCCTTTTGAGCCGTCCTGCTCCTCCCATTCCGCGTCACCGTCTACCGTCTTGAAGCATACAGGCAGAATTGCTTTGTCAGCTATGGCACGATTCCGTCCGTATATAATTATACGCCTATCTGCTGTACTGGACAAATCAACGCGCCCATTGCCGTAAGGCATGAATGCAATTTTGCTCCCGTCGCCTCTTGAAAGTGTTCCGCTTGCCTTGACCACAAGAACCGAATTCTGAACCATAGGTTCAAGGGCTTTGTGCCACATCGACCCTTCGGCGACATGGTGGCACTCGTCAAGGAACAGAATGTATTTATGCCTTTTGAATTCAGCCTCGTGGCAATCCGGGTTCTGTCCTATTGCCTGGTAAGTCGTAACGTAACCGTCAAGACCTCGCGACAAATCAGAGCCGTTGTCGGCTGCACGAATTCTTTTTGCCGTTCCCCATTTCGGGTCTGCAAATTCATCCTCGCCCTGATATTTCAAGGCATTTCTCGGAACCACCCAGCATATTTTTTCGGCGATTGAAGATATAAGATTTTCCGCAAGAATTACCGGCACGAATGATTTTCCGCCGCCCGGAGTAACGGAGAGGACTATTTCTTTGATTCCCTCCCCGGACAATATTTCTTTGCATGAATCAACAATTTTCTGCTGGTGATACCGAAGTTTAAATTCAGCCATTAAGACGCTCCGAATAAATCTGGTTGATTTTCTACATGATGATTAAAACCGTTCAAAATTTCAGCAGCTCTTTCGTCGACCTCCTTTTCAAGGATTTTCGATTCCTGCAAAACGGTATAATTTCGGCTCTTGAAGAACTTTTTCTGTGCCCGTCTCATTTCAACAACTAATTCAGCAAATTGTTTGATTTCATTTTCCGGCATTTATTTTTTTTCTCCTAGTCTATATATATAAATTTATATCCGTTTTTGGTCGGACTTCCAGACTGTAATCGTTCCCGGAATTGTTTTCTAGATAACTCTTGATAATTCTGCCATTTTTTTACTCCGTTTCTTTTATGTCGTTTTCCATGTCTTTAAATACAGGTTCAATTTGTTTTCTTAGTTCGTCAATGTTTACATCATTCATAATTTACCCCGGCTTCTCTAAGCTGCGATTCAAGGCTCTCGATTCCATTGACCACAATTCCTACGGCTCCGTTCCTGTTCATCGCGTCAAGGAAATTCCTCTGACCGTCCGATAGTCTGCCTCCTACGGGACGTTTAACCTCTATCCAGAGGGACACCCCGTCCTTGATGGCATATATGTCGGAGACCCCGGCGACCGCATGGCCGCAGCACGTAAATGACCGCATGAACATTCCGCTCTGGGCTTTGCCCGCGGAATTGTTGCATCTCATGTGCCAGATTCCGTGAGCCGACAGCCATTCCTCTACCTGCCGGAGTATCTGGGCTTCCTTAATACTTGCGTCAAGTC